TAAATTCGATGGCAACGATAACGAATTGTATGTATTAAATACTATGATGGCAGTATTGAACAGAGTGTATGAGTTGTTAAGAAGAGGCACACTTTACACAGATGCTTTTCAAGTAGATGGAACTCCAACGGCAGAATTTTTTACAGAAAGGTTTGAAAATAAACTTGCAGGTGCAACATTAACCTGTGATATTTTAATAGGCAATTCAATGACTATATGCTAGAAAATGTCCAAGACATATTAGACGATTTTAAATCGAATGTAATTCGTGAAGCTAAAAAGAACTTGGCTTCGCAAAGCACGTCTGGTAAGTTGCGAGAAAGTTTAAAGGGTTATGTTAAAGAATCTAAAAATAGTATACAAGTAAGCTTTGAAATGGAAGAATACGGATTCTTTCAAGACAGAGGGGTTAAGGGTAAAAAAAGTGGTAAAAGTTTGGATGGCTACAAATACACGAATAAAATGCCACCAGCAAAAGCATTTGATAAATGGAGTGTAAGAAAAGGAATAGCACCAAGAGATAAAAACGGAAAATTTATAAAACGTAAATCTTTAAACTTTTTAATAGCAAGAAGCATATTCAACAAAGGAATTAAGCCAACACTTTTTTTTACAAAACCATTTGAAAAATACTATAAAAAATTACCAAAAGAATTAACTGAAAAGTATGCACTTGATATGGTAAACTTATTTAATACGATCACAGACGAAAACTTTAAAAAACTAAAATGAAATTATCAAGAAGTCCATACATAATAGAAGTTGATGACGCTACACAAACAGGAAGTAAAATAGAATTATTTTTAGGTGCTGCAGTTGGTACTGCAAATCCATCTTACACACTTTCAAAATTAATTCCTGCATCTAACAACACTAAAACTTTTTACAATATAAGTCCATACGTTAGAGAATATTATTCTTTTACAACGTGGCAAAATGCGACAGGTTTAGCTTATGGCATAGACACAAACACGGATTATTTAGTAGACTATGAAGTAAAGTCTTATAACTTGATAGGTGGAACGTATGTATTAGACACAACGGAAACAGGAACATTTGTAGATGGCTATAATTACTATATGGATGGCTACAACGCAACAACTCCAATAGCACTTTTAGATGAGGGGACTTATTTTTATAACTACGATGCTACAATACCAACAACACAAGGTAATGGATTATGGGGATCTTTCGATTGTGAATTAAGTATCGGAGATGTTGTGAAATATACTGATTTAGTAACAGGTGCAACATTTACAGAAACGGCTACAACTGATGGAGTAAAAAGCTATGCAAGGGCATATTTAACTTACGCACCAAACGGAAACAAAGTAGAAATTTTATTAGGTGGTGTAACAGAACGATGGACTGCATATTTCAAGCCACAATGTGAGCCAAAATATCAGCCAGTAGTTATAGATTTTATTAATCGTTACGGAAGTTGGTCAAGAATATTCTTTCAAAAAGTAAAGAAAAGAAGTATCAATGTAAAGACGAATGAATACAAATTCAATCCAAGCGAATTACCTTACTATCCTAACTTGTCTGGAGACGGACAATATAAAGAATTTAACATAAATGCAAAAGAAACTATTAAGCTAAATACAGGATGGGTTAATGATGACTATGGCGATTACTTGCAGCAAATGTTATTGAGTGAAAAGGTGCTTCTATTAGACTACGAGGTAAACACGAACTACACACCTGTAAAAGCCAAAACTAAATCTTTAGAAAAACAAGTAGGAATAAACGATGGAATGATTAACTACGAGATGGAGTTTGAATTTGCATACGATTTAATTAACAATGTAGTTTAATGAGAACGGTACAAGTATACATAGAGGGTCAAAGACTTGATTTATTCAAAGACGAAATAATAAGCGTTACAAGTAAGCAGCAAGACATCCAAGATATCAGCAAAATTTTCACGGACTATTCACAAAGCTTTAGTGTTCCAAGTACGCCAAAGAATGATGCTATATTTCAACACTTTTACCAGAACGATGTTGATAGCACAATAGATCACAACATCAGAAGAGATGCGTATATTGAAATAGACTTAACAACATTTAGACGTGGAAAAATAAGTTTAGAGAAATCAGAAGTAAAAGACAACCAACCTTATAGCTATCAGATTACTTTTTATGGAGATATAACGAGTATAAAAGACAAATTCGGACAAGAGAAACTGCAAAACTTGGATTTAGTAGGTATATATTCACACGAATATATAGGAACAGAAATAGAAAATAGAATAACCGATAATACTACAAATTATGTTATTAGATATCCATTAATAGCACAAAGGTATTTAACTTATCAAGACGGAGGGGCTAATGATATTTCGCCAACTGGTAGCAGCCAAATTAATTACACAGAATTATTTCCTGCTATTCGTATCGCTGCTTTATTTGGTGCTATTCAAGGCAGATACGGAGTAACATTTGAGGGTACATTCTTAACAGATAAAAGATTTCAAAATTGTTTCTTGTATTGTCAAAATAAAAACAACTTTGAATACTTAACAGAAACATTCGATTTAGAATTAGATACAGGAGATCAAAGTGCTTTTGTGTTGGGAACTGCAATAACTCCCCCAGAGGTTTATACTGATTATTTTACACTATCAGAAAATAGCTTAACATACGAATACATACCATTTAGTCAAGCAGTACCAAGCAGTCCATCTAATATGAGCTTCTTTAGTTTAAGGCATAAAGTAAATATTAATACGTATGGTTTAGATGTTGTAACGGCAACATATTATATTGATGTAATTCTAAATGGCGTTATTCAAATAACTTATGATAGTTCACAATTTACAGGCAATGCAATAATTACGCAAATAGCTAATGACTTAAACAATATTAATTTAGAACAACAAACTTACACTTTTAGAGTTAGGGCAAGTGAACAAATAAATATTGAAATTGAAATAATATATAGTCAAGAATGGGTGTATTTAGATTCTTTAGGCTCTGAATTTGATGGTGTAAATACATATTACGCCAAGAGTACTACACCATTATTGATTGAGGGCAACATATCTGTATTAAATTATTTGCCAGATATGAAAGTAAGCGACTTCTTTACAGGCGTTTTAAAAGAGTTTAATTTAACTTGCTATGGAATTGCAGAGGGTGTGTTTCAAGTTGAGCCATTAGACGATTGGTATGCCAAAGGTGCAGTTGTAGACATCACAGAATACACGGATATAAAAAGCATAAAAATTGATAGAGTTAAGTTATATAAATCAATATCATTTGAATATGAACAAAGTCAAAATATATTAAACAACAATTTTAGAGATTTATTTAGCAGAGAATATGGCGATGCAGTTAGTACATTTAATTATGATGGTGGCGAGTATAAAATAAAGCAACCATTTGAAAATATGTTAATGACTAAATTCACTAACACGGATTTACAAGTTGGTTTCACAATAGACAAAGACCTTAATACATACGTTCCTAAACCTATGCTATTGTATATGTATGATAATAAACCCTGTGCATTTAAATTTTATGATGGCACGAGTACAAGCACTATTAATACATATCTGCCATTCGGACAAGATGTAACGGTAAACAATAGCGATTTTACTTTAAACTTTAATGCAGAAGTAAGCACCTTGACTAACTTGGCAAACTTAAATACTTTGTTTAGTGTTTATTATAGTCCTTATTTACTCAATTTATATAATCTAAAGAATAGAAGAACAACCGTAAAAACGAATTTACCTGTAAGCCTATTAACTGAATTACGTTTGAATGATAGGGTAATTATTAGGGACAAGCGATACATTATAGAATCTATAAAGTCTAATCTTAATACTGGAGATGTTGATTTGGTATTAATAAACGACTTTAGACCAGTAATATCTGACGGCGGAACAATTAGTGAACAAGTAATCAATGTAGACGCAAATTCACAATGTATTGATGTAAGAATATTGTTTCCTAATGGAGTAGTTCAAGCAGATGTAACTTGTAGCAATCCAAGTGTAACAATCACACCAAGCACTTTAACAAGTGAGGGAACGGTTGAGGTGTGTATTCCAGAGAATCCTACATCTACAACGGTACTAAAAACTGAAGATGATTTAGACTACATAAACACGGAAGAGCTTGACAGAGTAAGAACAGAGGGGGGTAATCTTGCAGTATACACTTTAGTTGTTACTTATACATTCAGTAACGGAACACAAACAAGCAATCAAATATTTATCCAACAACAACCATAATGATCAAGAACATAGTAGACTTATTGGCAATAGACGATTTTTATAATGGCAGCTACAACGTACAAGTGGCGAAAGGGTTATATAGTTATGAAACAGGAGTGAAAGAAATTTATAAGCAAAAGAAAAGAATGAACTTGTTAAAAACACGAAATAAAGAAACACTCAAATGGCTGAAAAAAGAACTATAAACATAGACATTAATTCTAATGCTTCAGAAGCAGAAAAAGATTTTAAGTCGTTTAATAAAGCAGTAGACGAAACAACAAAAAGTGCAAAAAATTTAGATGCTACTTTTGAAGAGGTTTATGGAGATTTGCAACCACTTACTACACGAATGGGCGAAGCTGAAGATCGTCTTTATGAGTTAGCACTTGCAGGAGACACGGCTTCAAAAGAATATCAAGAACTATTAACCAAAGTAGGAGAATATCGTAAAGT